CTAATTTAAGTTCGTCATTCAATCGTTTAAGAATATCTGCTATCTGTTCTAAACCATTCGCCATATTATATACCCCCAAAATACAAAAAGGAATAGCCATAAGTATTTATTCATATTGCACCTACTAACTTACCCATAACCCATAAGCATAATCCTACATAAACCCAGAATAGTGCTGCTGTTGCTATCATTGTCGTAATTTTCATATTATCTCTCCTGGCCAAGTCTTAATAAAAGTTTATACATTCGTTTGTATGCTTTAGTTTTATCTAAGTTAAAAAACTCATATTGCTCACATAAATCATAAGCATTACATTGGAATGTGGCCATCATTACTAAGTTATCTTTCATTTTTCTCTCCTATATAAAATAACAACTTAATAGCAATATACACGATTTTTTAAAAATAGCAATATTTCTAGTAAATTGTTAGTAATAAAATAGTTTACAAATATATATGATTCGTGTTAAGGTCTTTTGGAATTATTAACCAAAGGAGAGTATATGTACAAAATTAAGAACTGGGAGAAGTTTAATCTTTATAATCCAAAGAATCCAAGGTATCAAAAAAAGATGACGTGGTTTAAGTTTTATGGTACGGATTACATAAATAACATAGATATACATAAGCTATCTTTTGAACAAAAAGCTGTTTTAGTAGAGTTGTGGTGTCTTGGTTCTGAAAGTGACGGAGTGTTACCAGAACTGTTTGAAATAGCTTTTAGACTTCATTATCCTATTGATTTTGTTGAGAAATTAGTAAAAGAACTATTTGCTAGAGGATTACTAGTAGAAAACTACGAGCCTGTTAGGATAGAGAAGAGAAGAGAAGAGAAGATAAGAGAAGATATATATGTCGTTAAAACGACCAACAGGTTTGAAGAATTTTGGGAAAACTATCCTAATGTTCGTAAAGTAAACAAGAAAACATGTATTGAAAGATGGGCTAATAAAAATCTTGACGGTATAGCAGATGAAGTGATAGGGTATGTAAAGAAGATGAAAGATACTCAATCATGGAAAGATGGATTCTCACCAGCACCTTTAACGCTTTTGAACCAGGAGAGATGGAATGATGGTGAAGCTCCACAAGAACGTAAAGTTTGGGAAGGTGGCATTTAGTGAATATAGGTGAAGTAATAGATAAACTAACAGTTAGTCAATCAACAGTGCAAGAATTTTATAATGAAGGATACGGACATGCAGAGTTTAAAGTTAAAAGTACGGATATATTTGCTGATGATTTGGTACGGTATTTTGGTGAGGAAATTCATAGTGGCAAATCACTTGGTTGGGTTAAGACGGAAGATAAGTTTAGGGTTAGGGCTTCGGAACTAACAATTCTTACCGGTGTATCAGGTCATGGTAAGTCAATGTGGTTATCACAAGTTGTATTATCTATGATGAAACAAAATACTAAATGTTTAATAGCGTCTTTAGAAATGAGACCTGTTCTTACATTAGCTCGTATGGTTACTCAGGCATTAGGTTCACCAGAGCCAACAGATGAATATATACATAAGTTTTGTGAACGTGCTAAAGACAAGTTATATATTTACGACCAAACAGGTGTAACTACTTCACAAGATATGGTTGCTACGTTATACTATGGTAAACATATTTTAGGTGTAGAAGTATTTGTAATAGATAGTTTGGTTAAATTAGATGATGTTTCTGAAGAGTCATTAGATGCACAACGACAAGTAACAAATACTTTAGCAGTCATTGCACGAGATTTAGAAATAAGTATTTTTTTAGTTGCACATAGTAGAAAATTAAAGTCAGAACAAGATATACCTGATGCTACAAACATTATGGGAAGTTCGCATATTAGAAATTTATGTGATAACATTATTTGTGTGTGGCGTAATCGTGAAAAAGAAAAGTTAATAGAAGTTGGTAAAACACCTGAAGCTGAGTTAAAGATTATTCCAGATGCAAAGGTCTTTGTTCAGAAGCAGCGTAATGCACAATGGGAAGGTTCATTTAACTTTTGGTTTGACCAAAAAGGTTTACGATATAACGAGAGTCCACCAAGATGACCATAAATGAATTTATAAAGCAATGCAAAAAAGTATTTGGAGATAACATTCAATACAAAGCAACTTCTAAAGACGGACAAGTATTTAAAACGAAAGGATGGAGAGATGATAAAGTGGTCGCTAACCAAAGACAACTTGCCAATGTTAGTGGAGAAATTAAAAACACTTGACTTTACTCATAGATGGAGAGTAACAGTCACAGATGCTAAACTTAACCGTAGCCTAGAACAAAATGAAAGACTATGGGAACTGTATTCAAGCATAGGAAACCATTTAGGACTAGACAAGCAACAGGTGCATGAACTCATGTCTTGGCGTCTGCTTCGCTCACAAACAGAAATAGCTGGATTTCCTATAGAGATTATAAAGTCAACAACTAAACTAACCACAAGTGAGATGACAGAATACCAACAACAGATAGAGGTATGGGGTCAGACTATGGGTTGGGGTTGGGATTATTAGTGATAGCTATATTATTTGCTAGAGATGATAGTCGCTATAAAGATTTTAATGTGTATGATGTGTATGACATTAATCGTGATGCTAGAACATTCTGTAAAAAAATGCCTGTAATAGCACATCCACCATGTAGAGCTTGGGGTATGTTATCTCACATGGCAAATCCCAGAGAAGGTGAAAAGCAATTAGCTTATTTAGCATTAGCTCAAGTAAGACTCAATGGAGGTATATTAGAGCATCCTGCTGGAAGTCGTTTATGGAAAGAAGCACCTTTACCTTTGGCGGGGGGGGGGGAAGATGAATTTGGCGGGTATACAATTGAGATTGCCCAATTTAAATTTGGTCATGTTGCACATAAAAATACTAAACTTTATATTTGTGGAATAGCTAAAGATAATTTACCACCAATGCCACCTAAAAATCTATCATCTACTGACAGGTCAATATGTGGTAATGTAAAAGGAACAAAACGCTGTACTCAATATCAACGAGAATATACACCAGATGATTTAATTAACTGGATGACAAAGGTATGTAATGAATTACAGAAATAAAAAACTATTAGAGGTTGTTAGGGAAGCTCCATGTATGATGTGTTCAATGGAAGATGGAACAGTTTGTGCAGCTCATAGTAATCAATTAAGAGATGGCAAGGGAACTGGCATAAAAGCTCAAGATTTCCGCATTGCAGCGTTATGTCACCAATGCCACCATATGATAGATAATGACAAATCATTAGATAAACATGATAGAATAAGTGCATGGGAAGAAGCACATAGAAAAACTATAGGTTGGCTATTTACTAACGGACATTTAGGAGTAAAGTAATGGGGAAAGGTTCTGGCAGAAGACCATTGTTAATTTCTGAACAAGAAGCACAAGATAACTGGGACAAGATTTTTAAGAAGAAAAAGAATAGTGATGATGTATCACCGCACACTTATGAATACGAACTAAATAAGTCTATCGGTGATGTAGAGAAAAGATTTATAGACGGAACATCTAAACCTAACGAAAGTCAATTTAATGGCAACTAGCCCAACGCAGTTAAGTCTTAAAAAATTACGAGAAGAAGGATACACATGTTGGATTACAGAGCATTGGAATAGTTATGCTAGGATACGTCAAGATTTATTTGGTTTTATAGATATACTAGCTTTAAAGGGAAAAGAAACATTAGCTGTGCAAACAACTACAGCAACAAATATGTCAGCTAGAGTAAAGAAGATAGGTGACCATGAAAACGTAGGTCCAGTTCGTGAAGCTGGTTGGGCTATTCATGTACATGGTTGGCATCAAGACGATAAGAAAAAATGGCATTGCAAAGTGAAAGATGTATCATGAGTAACAAAGATAAAATAATAGCTTATCTTACAGAGCCTAAAACTATAAAAGCAATAGCTGAACATGTAGACGCTAACTATCACACTATTAAAAACTTGCTTGTAGCTATGAAGATGGAAGGTGATGTACATTCATTTAAAGATAACGATAATAGACTTATGCACTATTACATTCCACAGCCACATCCATTACAAGCTATATTTGGACACACAGCAAACTTTACAGATGACCAGATAAAGAGCATTACAATACATAATGCAGATGACTCTAAACATAACCTTCAGCATAATACTACACGAGAAACATTTGGGGAAAGCATAACCTATACGTTAGGTAAATATGATTAGTATGGAACGCTTACTATCTATTCTGGATGATTGGGCTTTGTGGATGAAGTCGGATAATCACAAGCTAGGTTATCCATCTAAAAGCATAGGCATGTCATCTGGTGGAGAGTCTACAAGTGATGCGTTTGAAGAAATGTGTTCTGCTCAGGATATGTCTAATGTAAGGACATTGCACGCTATCATACATAGTTTAGAAAAGCCTCAACAAGATGCTATCTATACTAAATACTTAGGTGCTAAACCAAAAATAGGCTATTATTGGGAGTTAGAACTAGCTTATGACAATTTACTGACAATAGCAGGTAGAAGGATAAACGCATAATGTTGTTGAACAGAAATAGCAAAGTGTGCTATAATACTACTTGTTGGACAACTCCTGTCCGTTAATAACGTAATCCCACAAAAGCCTGACTGCACTCTCTCCGTGGTTGGGCTTTTTCTTTTATATGAAACTATCTATTTGCGAACAATGTGGTGAACCTTTTGACTTCACCGAGTATTCTTTGTGCAACGATTGTAGACATGACCATAGATTTATTAAATTAAGGAAAGATAATGAAGTCAACACCCAAGACAAAAGCAGGCAAGATGGCAAAGATGAAAAAAGTATTTAAAGAATTTGGTGCAGGAACTTTAAACGTAGGTAAGTCATCAAAAAAAGTGTCAAACCCTAAACAAGCCACCGCAATAGCTTTATCAGTTAGCGGTATGTCTAAAAAGAAAAGGAAATAATTATGCCAATGGTCGGAAAAATGAAGTTTGCTTACACAGAAAAAGGTAAGAAAGAAGCTAAATCATACGCAAAGAAAACAGGTAAAGCTATGACAGCTAAGCCTATGAAAAAGGCAGCTAAACGTGGCAAGTAAACCAGGCTTGTACAGTAATATTGCAAATAAACGTGCAAGAATCAAGGCTGGCTCAGGTGAGAAGATGCGCAAGGTAGGTTCTAAAGGTGCACCTACTGCTATGGCATTTAAACAATCAGCAAAGACAGCTAAGAAAAAGAAATGATTAAGAAGGGTAAAGAAACATTTTCAGGTTATAATAAACCTAAAAGAACACCTAATCATCCTACTAAGTCACATGCAGTATTGGCTAAAGATGGTGACCAAGAAAAACTTATACGCTTTGGACAAAAGGGCGTAAGTGGTGATAAAACAAATACAGATAGAGCAAAATCTTTTAAAGCAAGACACGCTAAAAACATTGCTAAAGGAAAAATGAGTGCTGCTTTTTGGGCTAACAAAGTAAAGTGGTAAAACTAGATATATATGTAGGATATGATGGCAAGGTAGAACCAATTGCTTATCATAACTTTTGCCAGTCAGTTATAGAGAAGTCATCTATACCGGTTAGCTTTACACCATTAGCACTAAACACTTTAAAAGACTACAAAGAAACACATACAGACGGTAGTAACGCATTTATCTACTCACGCTTTCTAGTGCCATATCTAAATAACTTTAAAGGTATCGCACTATTTGTAGATGGCGACATGATATGCCGCACAGATATTGCAGAGATACTAGCTAACTTTGATACAGACGAAGCAATCAAGGTAGTTAAGCATCATTACCAAACAAAGCACCCTATTAAATATTTAGGTGCAAAGAACGAAGACTATCCTAAAAAGAATTGGTCAAGCGTTATGTTATGGAACTGTGGACATTGGCTCAATAAACAATTAACACCTAAGTTTGTGCAAGAACAAACAGGTAAATACCTACACAGGTTTGAATGGCTTAAGTATCCTGAAGAACAAGTAGGCAAGCTAGACGAAACATGGAACTGGCTAGAAACAGAATACGAATACAACCCAGATGCTAAGTTAGTCCATCACACCCTCGGCACACCTTGCTTTAAGGATTATCAGAATTCTGATTACGCAAAAGAGTGGTGGCAGACTTACCATAGAATGATATACCCACTTAAGGGTAATAACAAAGAATCAGAACTATAACAGAGGGCAACCAACCTAAGGGAGTTGCAATATCATGGCAGAACGATTAAGAAAACGACATCAAGACGAAGTAAGAACAAAAATACAAACAAGTCAGCTAGTAAATGTCTTGCAAAATCATGCACTTGGTGTAGATGATGAAAAAGAAATTACACCTACACGCATGAAGGCAATAGAGATACTATTACGTAAGTCATTACCTGACCTATCATCTACAGAGATAAGTGGTGTAGATGGTGGAGATATACCCATTGGTGTAGGAATTAGCTTTGTCAAACCAAACGATAGCTGAGTTTCCTGATAAGTTACAGTTTCTATTTGAGCCACACCGTTACAAAGTAGCATACGGTGGTAGAGGTTCAGGTAAGTCATGGTCTATGGCTAGAGCATTGCTTATAAAAGCAGCGAATGAGCCAACACGTGTCTTATGTGCCAGAGAAATACAACGTAGTATTAAACAATCAGTACATACATTACTTAATGACCAGATACAGTCTTTAGGTCTAGGAGCTTTCTATGAAGTCCTAGAGTCAGAGATTAGAGGTCTTAACGGTAGTACATTTAGTTTTACCGGTCTTGCTACAAACACAGTAGAGTCTATAAAGTCTTTTGAAGGTTGTGATGTTGTATGGGTAGAAGAAGCTCAGACTGTTAGTAAGAAGTCATGGGACATATTAATACCTACAATACGTAAACCTAATTCAGAGATATGGGTATCATTCAACCCTAACATAGACACAGACGACACATACACTAGATTTGTGGTAGAACCACCAGAGAACGCTAAGGTTGTTAAAGTAAACTATACTGACAATCCTTGGTTTCCTGAAGTGCTAGAAATTGAACGCCTACATAGTGAGAAGACTAACCCTGACTATGCAAACATCTGGGAAGGTGATTGTAAGGCTGCTGTAGATGGTGCTATATACTCTAACGAGATACGAGAAGCACAAGAAGGTAACCGTATAACAACTGTACCTTATGACCCTATGATGAAGGTTCATGTAGTTATGGACTTAGGATGGAACGACAGCATGTCAGTTATCCTATGCCAAAAGGGTATATCAGATTTACGCATCATTGGTTATATAGAAGATGACCACAGAACATTAGATAGCTATTCTGCACAACTAAAGAACTTATCCTATAACTGGGGTACAATGTTCTTACCACATGACGGACAGTCTAAAGACTTTAAGCATGGTATATCAGCAGAAGATATTATGAAGAAATTAGGATGGGATATACGTATCGTGCCTAAAGCAGACATAGAGTCTGGTATTAAGTTAGCACGTATGAACTTCCACCGTATATACTTTGACAAGTCAGCACAAAGACTTGTTGAATGTTTAAAGAATTATCGCAGAAGTATAAACTCTGCAACCAACGAACCTGGTGCGCCATTGCATGATGAGTTTTCACATGGAGCAGACGCATTCAGATACTTATGTACCTCTATAGAAGCTATGAAGAACGAATCATGGTCTAGAGAGAAGATACAATATAATACTAGAGGGATTGTTTAATGAAGTTACAAGACATGGAAATCATAGCTCAGGTAGAACTTGAAGAGAGTATGGCTTATGGTGTCAATGACTCTTCACTATCTAATGATAGAGCAGATGCAATTGACTATTACCTAGGTCAACCTTTTGGTAACGAAGAGGAAGGTCGTTCACAAGTAATTAGCTATGACGTACAAGATACGATTGAGGCTGCATTACCACAACTCTTAAAAGTCTTTGTAGCTGGTGATAAGGTTGTTCAGTTTGACCCTAAAGGTCCTGAAGACCAAGACGCAGCAGAGCAAGAAACAGATTACATTAACCATGTAGTCATGGAAAAGAACGAAGGGTTCAAGACATTCTACGTATGGTTTAAAGACGCACTACTTTCTAAGAATGGCTATGTAAAAGTCTATTCAGAAGATGAAGAAGAAGTAGAAGAATATGATTACAAAGGTTTAACTGATGCACAACTACAGATGTTGGCTTCAGATGAGAATACAGAAGTATTAGAACATACTGGCTATCCTGACCCAACTGTCAATATGGATGTTATCTATCAGCAAGCAGCTATGAATGGTGTAGACCCTGCTACTATTATGCAACCTATGTTACATGATGTTAAGCTCAAGGTTACAGAGAAAAAGACAGAGATTAAGATTGAAAACGTAGCACCTGAAAGCATTATGGTGTCTGTAGAAGTTACTGGTCCTAATCTAAAAGATGCACGCTTTGTTCAACATAGAGAAGTGATGCAGTTAGCTGACATTGCAAAAGCATTTAATAAGCCACTAGAATACATCAAGTCTATTATGTCAGACCTTCGTGATACGTTTGAAGAAGAGTCTAATGCACGTGATATTTATGATGAAGAATACGATAGAGCTATTGAGTCAGGCGAAGCATTAGTTAAAGACACTTATATTAAAATAGATGGTGAACGTCATAGAGTAGTTATCTTAGGCAACACAGTTCTTTATAAAGAAAAGACTGAGGTTGTACCTTTCGCATGTATCACTCCAATGATAATGCCACATAGACATATCGGTCGTTCTTATGCTGACTTGACTATGGACATTCAGTTAATTAAGTCTACCCTTATTCGTGGTCAGTTAGATAACATGTATCTAGCTAACAATGGTCGTTATGCTATCTCTGATAGAGTAAACCTAGATGATATGCTTACATCACGTCCAGGTGGTATTGTTCGTGTAGAAGGTGACCCAGGCTCAGGCATTATGCCTTTATCACATCCACCACTACCAGCATCATCATTCGGTATGGTTGAATACATGGACTCTATGAAAGAAAAGAGAACAGGTGTTACAGCTTACAATCAAGGCTTAGATGCTAACAGTCTAAACAAGACAGCTACCGGTGTAGCACAGATTATGAATGCGTCTCAACAACGTATTGAGTTAGTAGCTAGAACATTTGCAGAGACAGGTGTAAAAGAACTATTTAAACTTGTTCATAGACTTGTAAGAACTACACTTACCAAACCTGACATTGTTCGTATGCGTAACAAGTGGGTAGAAGTAGACCCTAGAGAATGGGAAGACCGTAATGATTTATCTATCTCTGTAGGATTAGGCGCAGGTAATAAAGACCAACAGTTAGCACATCTCATGTCTATCTTGAATATGCAAAAAGAAGCTATCCAAATAGGTCTTACATCACCAGAGAAGATATACAACGCACTCGCTAAACTTACACAGAACGCAGGCTTTAAGAACCCTGAAGAGTTCTGGACTAACCCATCTCAGAACCCACAAGGTGAACAACCAAAACAACCTGACCCTCAAGAAACTCTTATTCAAGGTCAGTTAGCTATTGAGCAACAAAAAGCTCAGTCTGATATGCAATTGGCACAACAAAAAGCACAGGCTCAGTTAGCACAAGAACAAGAACGTAGTAAGAATGACATTATTATTGAACGTGAAAAGATAATGTCACAAGCAGAACTAGAAAGATTTAAAGCACAACTTAAAGCAGAGACAGATTTAGCTATTGCTCAAATCAAAGCTCAGTCAGGAATGATGTATGGCGGATAAGTCACTAGAAGAAGTTAAGCGTGGTGAACAAGCATCAAAGATATTAGATAACCCTATCTATAAAGAAGCTATGGATAAGGTTCGTGAAAGTCTTATTGCTAGTATGGCTAACAGTCCATTAGGTGATGAGAAGACACACAACAGATTAGTAATAGCATTACAGTTATTAAACCAAATAAACAAGCAACTTACTGACGTTATGCAAACAGGTAAGTTAGCAGCTATCCAAACGGACAGACCTAAGTTTAAGATATTTGGGTAAGGACAAGCCCACTTAATACTCTAACGAGTATTTCTATTGTCTAATTTCAAGGAAATAAAACTATGAGTGACCAAGTCGCAGAACAGTCACCACAAAGTCGGTTAGAGACTATGCTTGGTGATAGTGTTGAATCAGATGTTAAACCACCTGAACTTCAAGACGAAGAAGAACAAACACCACTAGAGGCTGAAGCTGAAGATACTGAAGAAGTAGAATCAGAAGAAGCAACAGAAGAATCAGATGACGAAGTTGAGGAAGAAGAACAGTCGCAAGATGAAGTTCCTGCTATCCTTAAACTTAAAGTCAATGGTGAAGATGTTGAAAAACCACTAGACGAAGTAGTAGCATTAGCTCAACAAGGCTTAGACTACACGCAAAAGACACAACAAGTAGCAGAACAACGTAAAGAGCTAGAAACTTATGCCCAGCAAATACAATTGCAGGAGCAAGCCTTTCACGAACAAATGCAACTTAACAATGTGTTGATTGAAGATGTAGCAAAAATCACATCATTAGACCAACAATTAAACCAATATGCTAACGTGAATTGGAATCAATTGTCTGATAATGACTTTGTGGAAGCGCAAAAACTTTTCTTTACATACAACCAACTACAGCAAGAACGTAGCCAACTCGTTTCACAGTTTGAA